CCCAAGGGCAGATGACAGCCCCTAAAAGGCGTTTAAACGATAAAAAGACCTATCCCAAGGGGTGTCCCGTTTGAGGGGTAGGTTTGATATCAGCATCTACTATGGCATCTAAGTAGGTATCTATTAATTCCTCTATCAGAGGCTTCTATCAGAGGAAGGGACAAGAAAAGAGTAAGACTTCAGAAGTAGCAGTGTCAAGTGGTTTTTTTGTAAAACTTTTGTGACAAAGCCTAAGTCAAACAACGCCAGCAGTTGGGTTCTTTCCGATCTTGATTTCTGGGTTCTCAAACGTCCAACACTCTCTTGTGGAGTCGAGAAACACCACCCACAACAAATGGTGGTCTTGGGAGTAGTCGATGACCAAGTGGCACCAACCACAACCCTTGGGTGTTTCCAAATATAGCGGTGGGTTCAGTTGAGTTAACTGCCGCATTTCCATCGTCTAAGCGAGGCCGCCTTGCGAGTAGGTCTTCCCTTCTCGTCTTTCATGGGGCCAGGCATACCACTCATTCTTGCACAGAAAGACTTCTTTCGTGGGCCACCTTGGGGTTGCGGGGCTTTGAGATTTGAGCCTGTGGCTCGGTTGTATTTTGCTCTGCCCTTGGCGGTGAGACCTGCACCCTTGGAAACGGGTAACTTTTCTCCACGACCTACGGCTAAACTGACACCTTTTTTAGCCATTATTTTCTCCTACGGTTTTTTAGTCGGTCGATCACAGCGATATACCATGGCCGATACGCTACAAGAGCACCAATAAAACCAAAGCCTGTCGTTATATTTGACCATAGACGAAATATCGTGTTCTTTATCGCAGACATAACAGTTTATTTTGCCTTCTTTTTCGAGAGACCCGCTTTGCTCAGGGCAATCGCAATCGCTTGTTTTTTGGGTTTTCCTGTTGCTAGTTCGGTCTTTATGTTTTTTGACACGACTGCTTTTGACTTTCCCTTTGCGAGTGGCACTAGATTTCTCCTTCTTTGGCATACATCACCTCAGTGGTATTGTATCCTATTCACCTTTTAATTTGGTATTGTATTTTCTACCTTCCCAAGTGAATTCTTTATCGCCCGACTTCCTAGCCTTTGCAAAGTTTGCTCTAAAGTCCTTAGCCTCGGCTGAATCCTTTGCGTATACTTTGTATTCAGACGATGAGGCAGATTTATTTGATGATGAATCACTAGACCTAGGTGTGGGTTGTGGACTGCTCGCTTTATTCTCTGTCGGTTTATTTTGTGCAGGTGTAGGTGTATTTTGTTGTGATTCTTGATTTTGTTCATCTTTTCCCCCAGACATACCAGCACCCAACGCTAAAAGGCTTCCAATTTGTACGGCTTTGCTAAAAAAGCCCCCCTTTGCTCCCTTAACTCTTCCTGCAACATTCCTTCCACGTTCAACCGCCGCTTGCCCAATTTGACGAGCACCCCGCCACATATCACTAGCACCCCCTCTAACACTTGGTGAATTAGCAACACGTCTAGCGGCTCGTCTAGCGGCTTGAGTAGTCGCAGCAACAACCCTTCTACCAGTTGGTGACGCAGCAGCACGAGCAGCGACACTCCTCGCTCTACCAGCAGGGGTAGCAACACTAGCAGCATCAAGGAGAGCATTAGCAACTTGTGCACGACCCTGTGTAGTGCCTAATGCTGATCTTGCTCTACCTAGGGCGTTTCTAGCCCAACTACCTTTGCCTGGTGGTGCAGGCGTAGGTGCAGGTGTGGGCGCAGGTGCAGAAGTAGTTTGCCTTGGTTTTCTTGTGCTGCCCAATTTTGGTTTTGGCATTTTATTTTCCTTTCTTCTTGTCTTTGGATGGACGATATGGGTAAGGCCCTTTACCAGTTGCCTCTGCTAAACTATCTAAAAGAATTTTTTCTTTTCCAGAAATTTGAGGTGGCCTTGAAGGTTTTTTTTGTGCAGGTACAACTTTTGATTTTGTAGGTTTAGGCATGGCTTTCTCGGCCTGAATGGGCTTATTAATTCCACCAAGACTTTGATCTTTTTCTATTGCTTTTCTAGCAGCGTTGTCTTTTTTTCCTTTATAGCCAAGATAACCCATTCCAGCACCATAAATTCCAGCAGCAATCGTTACCGCTTTACCTAATGGAGTCATCCTTGCGGCACCTATGGCCGATTTCGCAAATGGAGAAGAAGCAACTCTTTTTACTGTGCTCATCGCTGGAGAAGAAGCAACTCTTTTTGCTGTTCTACCTAATTCCCCTACTTTTTTTAATACTTCTGGTGCTTTTGATCTTACAATCTCTTTTGGTCCTTTTGGTCCTCTTGTAAATGGTTCCATTCTTGAAAATGGCCCACCTGATTTGGGAGTTGGAGAGGGTTTGGTCTTGTAGAGTTGGGGCTTCTCTCGATAACCTCTGTCTGTGCCAAGTTTTTTGTCTAATTTATTCTCTTTGTGCACTTTATCTATGTCTTTTTGCGTGACTCTTCGTTTTGGGTCTTTCATATTTTCTCCTATAGAAATTATATCATTTCAAAGCCAGTGCTATGACTTTGGTTGACACTAAAACTCTAGTGGCTTGTGTTTGCCATCTTTCTTCGTTCTTTCCGTAAAGATGGGCATATTAAAGGTAATGCCGTGTTCGGGGTGCGTGAGCCACATCGCTTGTTGCGGTTGTTCAAATGGGAAGTTATGAGCGTAGGCATATTCATCGTAGCCCTTTAATGAGCCATTGATAATGATCTTCTTCATAATCACCAACTGATGGAAATGACCACAGATAAGTGTGTCGTAAGGGCGACCAATCTGAGACTCTCGGTTGCGTTTCTTAGAATCACCTCTTGTTACAGGGCCAATCGCACCAATGATGGAGTCTCCCCCTGAGAACTGATCTCCATGAGTGAGCAGATACTTGTGCCCATAGATGGAGTAGTTCACATCGGTTCCGTCTGATACCAAAACAGTAACTCGTTTGTCATTGGCAAACTCTCTAGCCAACATACAACCCAAGAGCCAATCAAAGTTATCAAAGGCTCTGTTCTTATGCGTAGGTTTGCGTGTGGTTCTGCCGTGATTACCCGCAACAACAGGCACGAAGACCTTACCAAATTTATCAGCGTAGACGTTGATCGCCCACACAAGTCTCCCCGTAAGTCTTAGCAGAGTTGGGAACATAGGGAGTTCATTGGTCTTAGCCAACTCTTCGTGAATGTCGCCTGAGAACATATCTCCACCCAAGGGGAATACAAGTCCTTCGTAGTGTGGATTAGACAGGTGGTTAAAAAGAATATCAATAGAGTTATTAACTAGGTTTTGTATGCGTCTGTCCGCAATCTCTAGGTTGTAGTCATTGCAGTATTCAATCTGTGCAGGGAAGACTTTCTCGCCGTAGTGCCAATCACTTGCAAAGATGGTGGGAATACCTAGCGTCTTGCCTGATGTTTTCTTTGGCGATAGCAACCACTTAGGTGGGTCGATCTCTCCATCGGCAATCTCAAAGATTCTGCTTTTGATTTGAGCCGCACTCATTTCATCGGCTACTGAGTTTCTGATCTCACCCTTGAGGGCTTTGATCTCGGAATTGAGCAGATGGATAATGTCCTTATCCGACATTCTGTCGCTACTGAGTAACAACTTTCTTCGGTCTGCTCTTCTTTGCTTTTTGCTTACATCCTTAACTGATCTCATTTTGTCTCCTTCGTGGACTGCATAAAAATGATTGGCAAATACATTCGTGTTGGTTGTTAATAATTGTTCTCTTCAAAACTTTAGCATAATCAAATTCTTGATCAACCATAAGTTTGAAGGCGATGGCAACGCTTTTCTTTCCATCGGGAAGGTGTATAAATCTTTCATTACAGATGCGATACACATCGCTCAACATGAATGTAGGATTTTCTTGTGCGACTTCTTCAATCACATCAATGACCTGTTTTTTCCATTCAGGTACGGTAGACCACTTCAAATAGAAGCCTTTTGGCATTTCATCTCCTTTGGGATAATTCCCACTATACAATAAATAACCCGCCCAATCAATGACTAAGCGGGATTATTTTACTTGGTGAATTCTTTTTTGCCGTCTGCGTGGGTTGATTTGCAACCAAACGGATCATCAATTTTCACTTCAAGGTTTTTGTTTCCTGCAATTAAGTCTTTGTTGACCATTGGCAGGGAAAGATTCGACCCTTCCGTATTTGTATCGGTAGGGGCTGAGGGTTCGTATTTCATATATGGTTTAACCATTATTTACCTTTCTTTTTACCAAACTTGCTTTCAACTTTTTTCAAAATGACTTTGTCCTTTTTGATATCTGCTTTGCGAGACATCGAGGCCTTGTCCATTTTCTTGTCCATCTTCATATAGGCCGATTTTACCTTAGCGGACTTTCCTTTTATTAAAGCCATATCTTGGGCTTTATCTTCTTTACTCATGTGTTTTGGCATTGTATTTCCTCCTTATTTAAGTATAACAAAAGCGAGGGCGGCACCAACGGCACTCCCCCAACCGAATGAAATGATCTTTTCTTTCCTTATAGCCTGTTTATAGGCCTCAGACGCATCTTTCTGCACCAAATAAGCCTCTTCCATCTTGGTTAGCGAAGCCCTAAGATGATTGTTTTCAATCTTTAGAGACCTGATGGTTTGGTCACGAAGTTCTAGGGCCTCGTTCTGAGTCTTGGTTAGTTCAAGAAGGTTCTCAACGGATACGACCTGAGCCTTGAGATACTCAATCTCTTGGTCTTTTATTTTGTTCTTCTTTTCTAGGTCTCGTGTGGTATAGGCTTGTCTATCGGCCTTGTCCTTAAGGTCATTAGCCTCAACATATACAACCGAGGCCTGCTCTTCTAGTTCTTCTGCTTTTCCGTAGTCCGTTCCGTGCCAAAAGGCACCGAACAAGAAACCAATGCCCAAGAGTAGAAAAATGGCAGTGATATTAGTTTTGCGATAAAAGTTCAATATCGTACTTGGAAATGTTTTCAATGTGCTTAATGGTTTCTTTAACCAAGAAGTGATCTTGCTGAAGGACAGGAAGTCTGTCCAAGTCTTTTTGGGTGACTTGTCTTCCCCATTTGATTTTGAGAATTTCATTTTTTAACTCCTCTTTTTTTTGTTTTAGTTGTTGTAGGTTCATCTTCATGTTCTTGTTCCCAAATCGAAATTGTGAATCCTTCGTTTACGTAATCAGCAAAGTATTTGTCAAGATTCAGTTCGATGATCTGAGAATCGTTTACAAAAATTATGCCTTCTATGGAGTCAAGTATAGCCTTGGCTACATTGTCAAGGTCGGGTTTTTGTGTGTGGAACTTTTTACTATTTGACTTAGCACGCTTAAAATAAAAGGAAATATTAACCTTGAGTGCTTTCTCGGTAGGCTTCTTTGTGTAAATGGCCTTGACCCAATCGCTTACAAGTTTCTCAAAGTTTCTAGTTTCCTTTGGCGTGAACACGCCACCCCATTTTCCGACACGAGGTCTGCCCTTGGGAACGGGCTTACAACTGAGTGATCCTGCGAAAAGAGCCATTAGAAATCCAATCCTTTCTCGTATCCTTTGACCCAACCCTTGAGGTAAGCCACAACGCTGGGCCAATTCTCGCTGTGATTTTTTGCCATACCCAAATCAACGGCGACTTTAGAGACTTGACTCCTCATATCAGCCATGATCTGTTGCTCTTCTTCGATGTCTCTCAGAAGTCTTTGCAGTTCGTTAAATCGGGTGCTATCTCTCACCGAACAACTCCCTTCTCTGTTCTGAAAGAGCACGATTGGTTTTGGTCACATCATTCTCTCGTAGACTCTCTTTCCTTGATTGATACCAAGGGCTAGACCTGAAGGCGTAGTTCCACTCTGCGTCATAGCAGTCAGAACTTCCACAAGTCATTCGTGGTGGGATAATCCCTGAGCGATCAGGGGGGTTCTCCACCTGAACTTCGGGGACTTCGTATTGTGTGTGTGCGTCTCCGTAGGTGAAGAAAACACTCCTACAGACAGGACAAACAGTTGGTTTGTGCCGCCTTATGGATTTTTCCTCGTCAATTACTATAACCTTATCTCCCTTTTGGGAAAAATACTCTTTAAGGTTTGATACCTGAGCCGTTTCTCTCGTTATGTGTTTCAACATTCTCTTTCTCCATATCTTTGCTATCTTTAGCAATTAAAATGAAATCTAGGATTTCAGGTTGTCTATCGTTTCGTGGTGTTGGATTGAGAAAGACTGCCATCATTGGCATACGAATCTTCTTCAATTTGTGGCACTCTTCAAGTCGCTGATTGCAGTAGCCTTCAACGGCTAACATTAAGAGTTCCTCATTCACTACACCATCAGTGAATCGTATCTGCTTTAGGCAAATCTTCCACTTGTCCCAAGCCATTTGCTTTGAACCTGCGGAAGAGGGCAGATAAACCTCATCTACCCTCACGCCGTAGTCCATAGCAAACTTCCTCAGTTGCTTCAAGGTTTGGGCATAGTGCGACCAACACACCTCAAAGGCTTTGGAGTAGTCTCCTATGATAATCATCTAATCTCCTTAAAATGGGATATCAGACGAGGGAAACATATCCTGATACTCTTTGGATTGTTTGACCAATCCCTGATAGTATTCAGGCAACTTGGCAAAGGTATCCGAGTCAAACTTGCCCAGGTCAAAGACAAGTGGCTCGTTGTGTAGAGCAGGGACAGTCGTGCCCTTCATCACTTTGGATACGCTTTGAATGTAAGAACGAATCTTACCATCTCGGCCTTCCTTGTGAATGATGTCCACGACACCTGCCTTGCCAATAAGACAAGAGATGTCAAAGCCATCAATATGATTAGGCACTTGCTCTTGGGTTAAATCACGAACTACAGGGCGTAGTTTTGCCTTCTCTCCAAGCGAGAGCGTGTAGGTGTTAGAGATGATCTTCGGGCGACCATCTTTCGTGAGTTCGTTGGGCATCTCAAAGAAGAGACAGACTTGTGGGACAAGTTTCTTTTCTCCTTGATACTCAACTTGTTGTGTCCCTAGGTCAATTACTCGGTAACAGATACCGATAGTCGGGCCTTCGGGGGCGATTTCAAAATCGCTCTTTCTTGTGGTTGAAACGGTGAGTGGCATACGCACTCCTTTCTAATAAGTCGGCAGTTTGATACCTGCCTTGGTTAAGAAAACCTACGACCTGATGCCGTAGGGGGTGGGACTTTGGCTAACACATTGTTAAACCAAAAATCCCTACATCTATTATACATTTCTTCTTCTAGTTTCATATCACGCATAATCGTGTAGGTTCTGAAGTCATTACCATTGAGAAGTGCAACGAGTTCCCACTTGGGTAGGTCGCACAACATCATATACCAACGGCATTGGTATTCGTAGTCAGGGCTAATCACAATAGGGAAAACTCCCTGCTTTGACCAACGCTTTTCTCCTGCGGGGTTGCGTATCGCACCCGTCTTGACCTCAACACCATAACACCATTTGCCTTCGGGTCGTGTTACGACAATACCATCGGGGCTACCGATAATCCAATCTTCCTTGCCGATAATCGCACCTTCAGGCTTGATTACTTCAATGTCGCCTCTATCTGCGTATTCCTTGATAATGACGGGCTCAAGTAATCGTCCCCAAAGCATAGGCTCGTTGTCAGGCGTGGGTGCGGAAAGACCCATCTTATCAATATAAACATCGTAGGAAGTTCCCCAATGCGAAAGACCCATAATCTTTCCAACATCGGTTCCCGTCACACCTTTCTTTCGTGCCTCAAGCCATTCGGAGATATCTCTTCCGTGAAATTGCTGGGCTTCTCTTGTGCCAATGACTTCCTCAGTCTTTGGGTCTTTTTCGTAAATC